TAATAAGATAGGGTCAAGACTTCAATTTAAGAACAGGATTACCCCATCTATCTTTCCATTGCCTTCCCAAATCATTTATAACACCATTATAGTCTTTTATATACCCAGCCTTAATAGCGTAAGATATATTTCTTTCTATTGATACTATCATATCCAGCTCCTCGAAGGAAGCCCTATTTCTTATCCCTTCCTCATGTACGCCAAAAACAACGAAATTTATACCCTTAGCAATTCTTGATAACGATTCCTTTAAGTTGCTTTTATCGCTTATAAGCGAAGACACGCTACTACACATCTCTATATAAGCGTCACCAGCAGCATTCCTTACCCCTATGATATTATCAACAAACCACATTACAACATCGGCGCAAACCTCAGGGCTCATCTCCATAGCCACCACAAGGAAAAGATAGGGGTTCATATACCACGTTTGACCATCTCCCTTACCCTTTCGGCATGCCAACCCTATTTTATTTAAATCGCTAAGATTCAACGTCTTATTTTGTAAGCCGATTTTTGTCTGCTTACATAAATTCCTATTTTCTAGCCTACTTATTATTTCCCTGCATTTCTCCTGGAAACCATTATACTTAATAATATCATTAAGTTTCTTAGGGGATAAACCCTTTTTAAGCCTATCATCAGACAAGACTTTCATAGCTAAAGTGATGTTAACAAAACCATTATCACTGAGAGCAGGTATAACAACGCCCATCAATCTCCTGTCAGAAGATTTGATTTCAACCCGACTTTTCATAACTTTGAACAATATTTTAAATTAAACATAATACCTATCGGTTCGAGATGAATAGATAGGTATGCAAATATAAAATATATTCAACATATAAGCAAGTGTATTACAGTATATAAACTTATTACCCTTGATATATATACAAAAAATGGAGGAGACATGCAATCCCCTCCAAACACTAAATCAACTATTATGGAAAACCAAACGCATTATCACCAATAACATTGATCCTCTTGATCAATATTCTCAATCCATTTCTCGCACTCAAGATTAAGATCAGCGTACTCCTGCCCCTCTACCATCAAAACCTCACGGGCTTTGGCGTTGGCATCCTCTACTGATATCCATGATCTAAACCTATTGGCTTTGATAGAATAATATACCTTACCTGATTTATATCCGAACGGGCATACTTTCTCAAACCAATCACCGATCGTAGTATTATAGAATACAGGGGAGCAACTACCTTCGGAATTAGCCTTCTCCTGTCCTTCTTTCATGAACTTCCTATAAGCTAACGTATCAGCATCAATTTGGGATATATCGGATATGACGGCTCCGGCTGGCAATTCATACACAATACCTTCTTTACCTGATGTCCCAGCCTCACAATCGTTCTTGTAGAAAACGCCACGAAAAGGTTGTGAGGCCCAGTCCCTACAGCAAGCCCCTACGGAGTTGGCCTCCCCCTGCCCGATCCGTCCCAGCTCCGCCCTAGCCTTATCATTGGCGTCTTTTTTGGATACGTAAGAGACAAACCTGCCTTCCTCTATACATACCTGTTCCTTGGACCCCTTACCACTTACGCAATCGTTCTTGATAAACTCATCGCATACCTGATCATTATACCATACAGCCGGTATTATGTCGGCATATGTGTTGGCGTAATCCTGACCGTTGGCATTGACATCATCCTCAGCCTTACTATCAGCCTCTTCCTGCGTATCGCCAAAATAGACGTTGGCCGGGACCCGGTAGTCAACAGAGCCGCCCACGTACCCGGCAGGCGGGTTGTTTCTGGTGAACGTCCGTACTATTTCTTTATTTCCATATATCATCGTAATTCACTTTGTCACAAAGATAGATATTTTACCGACATGAGGCACATAACCGTAAATGCAAATACGCAGTTACCTGATTATCATTTTTTGGGCAAAAATGGAATTAATTATCCCAGTGATTAAACGACTCCAATCCGGCGAACACCCCATAGTCCCTAAACATACCTCCACACAATATGAAATCACTTTTCTTGCTGCCATTTATAGATGACAATATGTATTGGCGATTATATACTATTTTACACCAGATATGTTATAAAACATACAGATGTTATTTAATTTA